CATACTTCTTGACGGCCTGCGGTTAATAAACAGCTCATAAGTTTCTCCTTTTAGTTATTAGTTAATTAATTAGTAAGCTCCATAATATACGATATCCTGTCCAACACCAAACTGAGTTGCTGCTGTGTATCTCATAATCACACGATAATTCTGAGAACCATCAAGGTTAGCCATATCAAGGATACGAACTTCGTTATGGTCAGATAACAATCCTGTACCGAAGAACAAGTTTGATTTTTGAGCTGCTACGATTTTGTCATCACTCATACCTGGACAAAGTGCGATTTCAATTCCTTGGAAGTTGAATGGCTTCTCACCAACGTTCAATTGGTTATTGAATGAACGGCCGTTACCTGTTCCACCATCAATACCTGATAATGCTGATTGGTAAGCTCTTGCTACTTTAGGACCAACATAGATAACTAAATCTTCTTTACCATATACGGTAGAAGGGATAGTATCATATACTGCTTGTAATTTATCAATTACGTTACCTGAAGTTACTGAACCTGAAATGATTGCTCCTGAACCATCAGTTTTAGCTGGTAATACAGCTCCGGCTCCACCAGCTGCTACTGAAGCAGAGAATGCAGTTTCGAATCCACCGAACTCACCATTTGTAGCGGTAACACCACTCCAAATATCTTGTTCAGTTTTTTCAGCTACTTTACCACCAACATAAGATACCAAGAAATCAGTAAAGTTCTTTGGAATCTCGTTGAAAGCAGAGTATCCTAATTGTAAAGCATTCCACGAATCAATAAATTCAGACTTACACAATTGCAAGTTAACCTGTAATTCTTTAGGCTCTAATATTCTTTCAGAAATAGAAGCCGAAGCAGTAGCAGTGAAATCACAAGATGCATCTGATACCAATGAAGAAACATCAACCTTTTGGATTACTTCCTTAAACTTTACGTTCGGTTTGATTGTTACTAATTGGTTATCAAGAGTTCTTGCAGATAACAAAGCAGCCGCAATGTAATCAGCCGCAGCTTCTCCAGCATAGGTGGAGTTAGCGATAGAAGGCTGAGTTGCGAAATTTTGTAATTTTCTCATTTTTTTCTCTCTTTTTTTATAAAGTTAATTTTATTTATACAATTTACTCAATACCGTATTGTGTGAATCAGGTATCTTGTAAGTGTTGTTCTTAGTTTCTTTGTTGAATTTAGTAGGTTCAACTGGAGCTCCATCTAATCTCTTAGATTCTAACTCTTCCTCCATTACTTCTTCTTCTTTCTCTTCACCTTCACCAATAGCGATTTGAATTTCTTCAAGTTTCATTGCTAACTCTGCGATTCTTTCTTTCATCTCTTCGATTTTAGAAACAGCTTCTTCAAGTGTTACAATTTCAGCATCTTTGTCAACAACTTCTTCGTTAACATCAACACCTGGCTCAGTTTCAAGAGTTACTTGTTCAGTAATATCTTCAACTTTTCCAGATTCAGGTAGTTTCTTAACTTCTTCATCTGTTACATCGGCCATCTTTTCTTCCTTGTCTTCTACTTCCTCAGCTTCAACTTCAACATTTTCTCTTTCGGTGATAACTCCACCTTCGGTAAAGATTTTAATTCTGTTGATGTTTCCGCTCTCATCTTTTAATTCGAGTAAGTGTTCTCCATCAGGAGCTGGAGTTTTAGTTCCATCTTCGTTAAGGACTTCAACACTCTCTCCTACATCAAAAGTTGGGGATTCAACAAGAGTTCCATCAGCCAGTTTTGCTACGGTAAAAAACACCTCCTCTCGATTCATAGAAAGTAGAGTCATTATCTTACCTAATACTGTGTTTGAATTCATAGTTTTCTCTCTTTTTTAAGTTATATAAATTTATATATACTATAACAACTAATATTATTATTATAGTAATTTTTTAATATCCATAAACACTTTTTACAGCGTTATAATTATTCAATACTTCAAATGATGCTAATGCTCTATCGTAAATCAACACCATTGCAATTCTACCACTAAAGTATTCAGACAATGCATCGTATTGTTTACCAATATGAAGTGGTTTACCACTAACGATAGTATTATTGGATGCTGAAGGTGATGCGTAATTTGATGCATCTTTGAAAAACTTAACTCCACTAGCACCACTTCCATTATCAAATGTTACAGTAAATTCTTGCCATGTAGATAAGGTTGGATGAGTCATTGGTGATGGATTATAAGTTGAAGAACCATTACCAAAGTTTGTTGAACCAAAACCACTACCATAGAACATTCTACCACCAGAACCACCACCTGATACCCATCTACCTATTGTCCAACTTTGTGAATAATCTAAATCAGGATATAACCATACAGTAATTGTACAATCAAATGTTACTCCAAGTGGGTTGGTAGCTATTGTAAAATAACCACCACCAGTTTGAGAAGTTGGTGTTGTGCCTGGATTTGGATATACACCAGTAAATTGATAATAAGATAAACCAGTTAATGTAGTAAGTGCTGGTGCTGAACCAACACCACCTGCTACTGCAGTTAAATCATTACCATTACCACTCAAATCTTCCCATGTTGTAGATGGAGAACTTCCTGGAGAGTTAGCATCATACCAACCTAATAATCCGGTGGTGTCTATATTTGGTAATACCGGTCCTACAGTTATTTTTTGTTGTAAATAAGAAAATGGTTTTACTAACATATTATACGAATTCTTTAACATTTGCTACAAATACATTACTCGTATTAACAAACGTAATAAGAGTAAGTACATCTTGTGCAAGTGATGATGGTGTTGGTGTATATTCTGAACCAGTTGGTTGTAAGAATTTAGGTGCGAAATCAAGTGAACCAGTTCCTGAACTTGGTTGTATTACCAATAAGTTAAGAGTTTGTCCTTGATTGATGTTCGTTGCATCTAAGTGTGTAGTTGACCCACTCACAAGAGTTAATTGGAACATCGTACCTTCGTTAAAATCAATTGATGCAGTTTGTGATGAAATTGCTAAGTTAGTAACATTTGCCCTAACTGAACCGTTTAATAATATGGAACCAGATATATCTAATGAACCTGATGATACAATACCATCATTTGCATGTAATTTTCCATCTACTTGTAATCGTCTATGTACTTGTACTCTACCATCTGTCCAGTTTGTAGAATCTTGGAATGATATGAAATCATAATATGTACTAGCAGGACCAACACCCCAAATACCCGATTTTGAAGTTCCAGTTCCAGCAGCTACATTCATATCTAATGCAAATCCAATATCTTTCGTAAAGGCTCCATTAAACATATCAAGACCATAAGTTTGTGATATTATTATTCCTTGACTATCTGATTTTCTTACATTACTCCATTGGTCTTGATATGTATAAAACTCGTTAGTTCCATTATCAATCTTAAACCCTGTACCAAATCCATCTCCAACTTTCAACGTAACTTGTTGAGCTGCTGAACTTGATAGTAATAAAGAACCAGTTATTGTTTGGTTACCAATTAATTGGTTAGAACCATTTAATACCGCATATCTTCCATCTAACGAACTTGTTATTTGAGATGAACCCGATACTAACCCATTACCTACAAACCCGTTAGCCGTTATGTTAGCGTTAATGGTCACCAATGAACCATCATCAGTAATAGATGAACCTGTCAAGTGATGTCCCCCAGTACCCTTTTGTATTACGTTAGAAGAAGGATAAGTTGGTGAACCTTTAGTTGCGTATTCAGGTCCAAATAAAACTACACCATGGTCAGCTGTAACACCACCATCATCTGAATACTCATAGAACCAATCATTAGTTTGACCATCGAACTCTAAAGATGCAGTGGTTAAAGGAGAACCTGAACCTGAATCTTGTACTACAAGACCTGCATATCTTTCAGTTGGTAAATTATTGTTTAAGATAATATAAGCATCACCGATAATCTTTGCTGAACCAGTTACTGATTGAATGTATGCAAATGAACCCGTTCCATTAACAACTATATCATTAAATGTTTGTGTGCCTGTAAATGTATTGTTTATATCTGTCTTTGCAAATGAACCAGTTGATGTTGGTTTTCCAATACCACTTGAATTACCAACCCATATATGACCTTCTTGTAGAGATGCGGTTAATGGACCAAGAATAGTTACACTATCTGAACCTGATATAACGATTGTTTCGGATGTTAGGGATGTTGTGTGTTTAGATGTAGATGGGTTAAATATATCACTTAATACATTTCTATTGTGTGTATCATCGTATATCTCAAACGAACCAGTATTAACTCTTAAATCATATCCACTACTAAACCCACCACCACTTGTATCTCTCAACTTAAATGATGGTACTGCACTTACAATCTCAACATGAGTATCAAATCTTGCATCATTGGTTACTCTTAAAGTTCCATCTAACCAAGTATTGTTTTCTACTCTCAATGAAGATGCAGTTACTGAACCATTAACATCTTGGTCACCATTAAAGGTGTTAGAACCAGTAGTTGCAAATGAACCAGTGTTAATAACACTACCACTTGAATCAGGAATGTTTACCGAGAATTGTGAACTATCACCTTTGGTAAAAGTTAAATCTCTTGTACCATTATCAAAAGATGCAGTTAACAATAATGAACCAGTATCAGTTGGTGTTGCATTCAATGCAAATGATGCTGTTACTGAGTAAGATGATGAAACTGAAGATTGTACTGAACCAGTAATTCTATTACCACCGAGATTACCAGTTGTATCTGTAAGGATAACTTGTGATGAACCTGATACTACACCTGAAGGTAAAACAGCAGTACCAACTGGGATACTAACATCAAATATAGAACTATCACCTTTGGTAAAGGTCATGTTTCTTGTACCATTATCAAAAGATGCAGTTACAAGTAATGAACCAGTATCAATTGTTACGTTATCTATCCTTGAATCAAATGATGCAGAATCTGCAGTATATGTTATCTCATCAACTAATGAGTCAATCATATCCTGATTAAACCCTCTTAATTTCTCTGGTGTAATAAACTGAGAGTTATTATTTGGAAAATTAGCGTTATTCTCAGTAGTTAATTGTGCTTTAGTTTTTGCCATAATTTTATCTTATTACTTGTATATCAAATCCATCTGAAAAACCACTTGAGAATGCTCCTGTCTTAACTAAAGTAGATTCAGTTTTACCAATACCTTGGTTTTGTAAATATCCATCACAACATTCTGTTGAATAAGTGTTTGAATGTAAACACAAACAAGCTCTACGAGAATTCTTTGGAGAAGACTTACCAATGGTTGGCCCAACATATATTCCCGTCTCTCTTCTTTTTCTTAAACTTCGTGAGTATGACATACTTTTTTATAATATAACAAGGTTAAGTCTAAAAATTCTTTAGTATTAATTCTTGTACTTTTTCATACTGGCTCTATGTATGGCTTTCTCCATTGCAACTTTATCTGATATATAACACAAATTCAATAAACACTTTTCTAAAGGTAATTGTGTTACCTCATCAAATTTGAGTATGTCCTCTCCTGCAAGGATTGCAATGCTTTGATAGCCTCTCCACTTTCTTCCAAAATTTGCAGTATATGTGGATGCTGCATCTCCTGCATCGATACTCCCTCCTTCAAAGATTTCAGGATAGCGTTCAGTAAGTCCTTGTAGATACGATTGAAGAAAAAAAAAGTTGAAAAGTGTACATCCATACTAACATCCATCCACCTCTCTTGTTGTTGTTTATTTACACCACTATATGCCTTGATATCATACAATACTCCTTGTTTCTTTGTTACCTCTCTATATAAGATACTCATAATGGTAGGCCAGTTCTTATCAATAGAAAGAGTTTCAAACTTTGATAAATCTAAATACGCACCATAAGCCATATTTGCTAGATTAGGTTCGAAACCATATTCTGTATCTTCTATTTTTACCAACCTTGTTAATGCGTAATCTTGTTTGTTCAATAACTTTTGTAAATCATCCTTTATATTACTAACGGTATTCACATCTAACTTTGAAGTAATTTCAGGAGTTAAACCACAAAGGTGATATAACAAGAACGCAGTTTGTGCATCTTCATCATCTTTATAACTTTCTAAATCACTTTGTATTTGTAAATACTTTCTTAGTGTTATTGCTGACCAATCATTTGGAACGGTTATGGATACTTCTTTTCTCATAGGTTATTATTGGTTTATTAAATTAGAGCCTGTTACTGCAGTAAACTCCATGGTTGGGATAAAATTAGGTTTTTTCTTTTCTTCTACTATTTCTACTTCTATATCTTCTACAACTGATTGCAATTCTAAATCATCAATCTTTAACTTTTGATGTCCTATAAATGATTTCAATTTTAAGATATCACCTCTTTGTTTTTGTAATTGTCCATCTCTTAACTTTATCTCTGCTTGTAAATCTTCGATTTGTTGTTTTAGATGATGAGCATAAGTTGCAACTTTCTCAAGATGTGCATACATCTCGTATCTATTTACATTCTCGTATTCTGGTGGTAATTTTACTTCTACTATGGTTGCCATATTATTTTATTTAAAGCTGATTGTATATTTTCCACGATTCTCTGATTTGATACTTAATCTCATCATTGCAACATATCGTAGTGCATCTATTAAGTGGTCTAACCCACCTTGTGGTTTATCTAATTGATATCCGTATTTATCGGTTGCCCATTCATACGCATATAATTCGTTAATTAAGTTTTGTGATTTTCTTTCTACACATAACCCATAGTTTTGAAGAACACCAATACCGAACTTTATTGAATCAGGACCTTTCTTTACGGGCTTGATATTAAATCCACTTCTATATAATTCTTCTATCAATCTTGGTTCTGCAGAATCAGCCCATATCTCGGTTTTACCAATATTCAAATTATCAATATGTTTTATGATATCATTAGTTACCATTCCCTTCTCATATAGTAATTCTCTAAGGTATAACATATCACCCTTCTTATGAACTGCTACCATTGCGTTTTCATCATTACTATACCCGAAATCCATTCCTATTGCAACTAATTCACAAACTGGCATTTCATCTACAATCTGAAAGTTAAAGATTGCTTTATCATTAGCTGCGTATTCACCAAGACCGTATATCTTCCAATACTTTGGATTCTTTAATTGTAATCCTTCAATCTCCTTTACCATTTGTTCAGGTAAAAAAGGATTATCTTTGTAAGTAGTTACAAATCTTTCACAATCCTCCATTTGTCTTAACCAATGATACGGAGAAACAGTGGGGTTAAACGCGAGTATTATTTGGCCTTCGCATCTGATACTTAATTGAAAATAAGATTCCTCATCTATTTGTGAAACCTCATCTATAAAAAGTATATTAGATTTAACCCCACGAAGTTTCTCCGGGTCATCAGTATTGAGGAAGTTTATAGTGGAACCATTATGAAAAGTATAAAGTCTATCTGATATATTATACGCTTCGGTATCCCATATACCTAACCCTACCATTATATTCTTAAAATCCTTTATTACCGTTTGTTTTAACGAAGGAACTGTCTTTCTTACTACAACTATATCAGTTGGAGATTGCAACCCTTGTACGATGAGATATTGAAGTATGGCATAGGTTTTACCTGAACGAGTACCACCAATGTGTTGAGTTACTCTCTTTCTTGCAGAAATTAAATTATCGAAAGTAATTGTTGTGTTTATTTCAATGTTCATTTGAACCGCTTCTATTAATATTGATTGTTATTTGATGTATCCTCTGGTCAATCTCAGCTCTCATTTCAGTTCTACTCAATTTAGGCATATTAAACTCTAATAACTTAATTGCTAAATCAACTGCACCTTTAGGGTCTTTCTTTACCATCTCTTTCATAATAGTTGGTAAATCATCTAATACCGCATTGGTAGCTCGAGCAACATTTAACTTCATCATTTCTGTTGAACGATTGATTGCTCCTTTTGGACGGCCTTTACTTAATTGATTACCTTTATCGAATGGCATGTTTTCGTATGTTATTTAAACTATAACAAAGTATCTATATTACATATTGAAGAACTGAGTGTGTTTGTTTTTTCCTTGTTCCCATTCTATTCTTGTTTTAGCTATCTCCATATACTCATCTTCTCTTTCTATACCGATAAAATCAAACCCTTCTCTTACTGCTGC